GATCCCCTGCCGCTGCAGGAAGTCGGCCACGTCGTCGGTGGCGAAGGATGACAGGTACTGGTCGCGTGCACCCGCCGGGATGGAGCCGGCCAGCGCCGTCGCAGTGCCCGCCCGCGCGCCACCGCGCAGAATGCCCGACCCCACCGCCGTGGTGATTCCGTCGAAGAACCCCGGCTGCACCGTGGAGAGATCCAGCGGCCGCAGCGCGGCCTGCTCGTCCAGCTGCTTGCGGCCCTGTTCGTCCAGCTCGAAAACGCTCATTGGCCGTCCCCGGTGATGGTGATGGTCAGCGGCACACCGTCCTTGCCGTACAGGAAGTCACGGCCGCGGGTGACGTAGAAGGTGCGTTCGCCCTTCTGGCGCAGGCCGTACTGGGTCCAGCCGTTGACCACCGAATCAGGCAGGCCGGCCGCCGTGGCCGAAGCGGTGAACGCCATCTGCGCCTGGTCTTCGAAGGTGTCCGACGACATGCCCCATGGCGCCAGCACCTCGCCGCGTCCGTTGACGTCGACCACATCGCCCAGGGATGCATGGATGGCCTGGCGCATACGCCCCATATCAACTTCGCCGGACTGGTCGCCCTCGGCCGCCGACTTGCCGGTGTAGTACGCGCGCACGGCCTGCATGGCCACGTCCGCCGCGCCGGGGCGGCCAGCGAAAAGCGCACCGGTTTCGGAGGTGAACTGCTCGCGGAAGTCCTTTTCCGGCGGCAGCGGGAACTTGCTATCGCCTTTGCCCTGCAGCAGCCGGTTGCCTTCCAGCATGGTGGCGGCCACGTCCCTGGCGCCGGCGGTAACGTTCGGCTTGAACGTGTGCTTTTGCAGGGTGACCGCGGCGCGCTCTCGCGTGGCCAGCATGCCGGCGTAGGCCATCACCGGGTCATCCGGAGCGAGCTGTTTCATCACCGCGTTGAACACCCCGTCGTCCATCGTGGCGGTGCGCAGCTGCCCCAGCATGGCGGTCTGCTGCGTCGGGGTGGACTGCTTGAGGGTGTCGCCCAGCACCTGCACTTCCTGCGGCAGCAGCACGGCCATGGGCACCGTGTTCCCGTAGCGCTTGCGCATGCCATCGATCGTGGCGGCGCGTTCTTGCAGCTGCGCGCCCACCTCCCAGGCGTCTGCCGGGCTGGCCAGCGCCTGCATGTTCAGCGGCACCAGTTCCTCGCCCTCGCGCGAGGCGTTGAACAGCAGCGGCGCTTCGTTGAGCTGCTTGGTGGCCGTCTCGATCGCCGAACGGGTGCGCGCCAGGTTCTCTTTCCGGGTCACGCTGCCGCCCTTGGTCATCAGCTCGGCCTCAGCGTTCTGCAGGTAGTTCTGCTGTTGGTCGGCGGGCAGGCGCAGCACCTTCTGGACCTCCTGTTCCTCAGACACCCGCTGGTCGAACTCGGCGCGGATATCCGGACTGGCGTTCTGGACGGCGTCGGACCACGCGGTCCACATGTCCGGGGTGGCAGGCACTGCGCTGGCGATCTGCCGGTCGATCTGCGCCAGCACGCGGGTAGCCTTCGCATCGGCCCGGTCGGCAGCGTGGGCGGCCCGGTCCATTAGGGTCTGCTGCCGCGTCATCACCTGGCCCAGCAGCGCATTGCGCTTCTCCGGGTCCAGCTTGTCGGCATAAAAACCGTCATTTGAGGACAGGTCGGTTTCCAGCTGTTTCAGCTGTTCCGGGTTCTCGCGGGCGAAGATCGAGCGCTGCGTGGCCTGCGAGGTCCACACCCTGTCCTTGAAGTTCTGCACCGCCTTGCTGACCTGCGCATCGTCCAGCCCGGCCTGCTTGGCCAGCGGACTGACCGCCTCGGCGCGCGCGATCACGGCGGGGATATCGGCGCCAGGCATGCCGGCGATCTTGCCCAGCTTGTCCAGGGACTGCTCGAACTGGCTCCGGAAGTCGGCGCGGCGCGCGGTGCGCACGGTGCGGTCGATCGCCTTCATCCCGCTGGCCTTGGTGCGCTCAATGCCGCGCGTGTAGGCCAGCTGCATGGGCTCGTCCAGACCGTCGATGGTGGGCACCTCGATTTTGCCGATCGTCTCCTGATAGCGGCTGGGGGCATCGGTGTAGGACACCGCGCCTGCAGCCACGTCGTCCTCAAGGGTGCGCTGCGCATCTCCGACTGCCAGCTCATAGTCCAGCTGCGCGTTGGCCGCCTTGGCGCGGGCCAGGCCGTCGGCTTCCTCCTGTTCCTGCCGCTGCATCGCCAGCGACAGCCCCAGCCCCTGATTGGCCACCTGCCCCACGGCCTGGGCCACGTCGTCCAGCCCCTGCCCGCTCACGCGCGAACGCACCAGCGGCGCGGTGCCGCCGCCCAGCCCGAAATTACCGGTCGGAATCTTGGCCATGATCAGCGGCCTCCCTTGCTGTTGGTCTTCCACCCGCGACCGCTGTTGGTACCGGCCTGCAGCAGGCTGCCGGCGGCGCCGACGTAACCTGCCGTCTGCGCGTTACGAGCCGCAGTGCGCGCGCCACCTGCCTCGGCGCTGAGCCGCTTGGACCGGTCGTTGCCGCCGGCAATGGTCAAGAACGCGTCTTCCTCGGCGCCGCGCGCGATCTCCTGGTCAATCTTCAACGCCGTAGAGCTGTTGACGTCGACCCCGGAGGCGGCCAGTGCCGCGATCGCCTCGCTGCGCTGCCGCTTACCGGCTTTGCGGATGCGCTCGGCTTCGACCGATGCTGCGGCCGTCTCCGCGCGCGCGTCGGCGTCCGACTGCGCTGCCAGGTAGTTGTTGTAGTTCTTCTGCGTCTCGCCCTGATGGATGGCGGCGCCGGCAGAGAGCGCCAGCGCGCCCCACTGGACGATGGCTGGGATGGCTGCAACGCCCATGATTTACCCCTTGTGCTCGAAGATGACGCCGCAGCGGCGGAAGCCCAACCGTTCGTACAAATCGGCCGTGCGCTCAGTGGTGATGCCGGTGGTGATTCCCATCTGGATCAGGTCGGCGCCCTGTGCCAATGCCCAGTCCCGGAAGGCCTGGACAAGCCCGACCGCGTGCCGGGCGCCGCGCGCCTCGGGGGTGACGTACACCCCGTATTCGCCGGCCACCTTGGCGGTGGTGAACCAGCTTTCCTCGCAGTAGCCGGCCATCATTCCGCAGATGCGACCGTCAGCCTCGGCCACAAACACGCAGCCCTGCCCGGCCATGAGCGCCGAAAACAGCGACGCCATCCGGTCGATGGCGAGGGGATAGACCCGGTAGGTCGACTCGGTGTGCATGCGCTCGGTGAGCAGGAGCATCGCGCCGATGTCGTTGTGGGTTGCGGGGCGGATCATTTGTTCACCGTCATGGTTGTGATCACTTTCTGCAGGTGGAACGGGTACGGGTGCGGCTGGATGATCTCGACGAAGAAGTTCCCCAGCTCCCAGCCCAGCGTCTCGATGCGCTCGTCGCCAGTGATCAGCGGCGGTGGCTGGTCCAGCACGCCCAGGCCGGTCTGCCGCGCGAAGATCGTCTGTCCGTTGACCTTGGCGCCGGTGGAGTTGAGGAACCGCAGCACGACCTCGGAGATCCTGATGTTGCTGCTCTGGATCGTGCCGCCGTCGGTGGCCGCCTCGGGCCGCAGCAGCTTCACGCGCGGGGTGAACGCCAGGCCGATCTCGACGGCGTAGGCGGTGCGCTCGAGCGTGATTTGGCCATCGGTCACGACCTTGTCGTTGAGCTCGACCCCGTCGGCCTTGACCTTGACCGTCTTGCCCTCGAGGTGGTCCAGCCCGACCCACACCGTGTCGCCGCCAGGGCTGGTGGCCGTCAGGGCCGAGTCGGTGAGCAGGTCCGGATCGAACCGCTCGATGTAGCGCTGTTCCACGCCGCCGACCACGCGCCGCACGATCGCCCACACCTGGTCCGAATCGCGGCGCGGGAGCGTCGCCACCGCCTTGAACTGCCCGTCGGTGATCTGCCGCGACCACCCGATCACCTCCTGGTCGCGGTCGATCGCGCAGGTGGCCAGCTGACCGTCGGCGCGCACGCAGTGCAGCAGCGAGTTGGGTTCGGCCTCGTAGGCGGTGCCGTGCACGCCGCCTTCGGTCATGTGGTCGGCCAGCACGGTCAGCTCGGGCGCTCCGTACTGGTCGCTGTCAATGCGATCGGCGGACAGGGCGCGGATTTTCCGGCCAGCGCGCTGCAGGAACATCAGCTCGTTACCGATACGCTCGGGGGATACGGTGCTGCTGCCGAACACCGACTGGTTCCGGATCTGCACGTTGGTGGGCGTGATCGGCTTGTCCAGGCTGCCCTGCGTGGTGAACTCGCCGCCGCTGGTCAGCGCCACCAGCGCGCCGTGCAGCGGCATGAGGTGAAGAATGGCGTTCTGCCGGTCGCTGGCCAGGGTGAAGGACACGGCCGCGTCGTCGTCGGTGCCCAGTTCGAAGTCCAGCGACGCGCCGATGCGCGAACCCCATTCGGTCTGCGGGAAGCCCGGGGAACCGGCCAGCCACAGGCGCTGTTCGTGGAAGGTGCCGGTGCGCGGGTAGCCATTGCGCCCACCCCACACGGACCCGTTCAACGTCCAGGCGAGGGCCGGCACCGCCACCAGCGCCGAAAGCATGCGGTGCACAGTGCCGCTGGCCACGGTGGAAGATGTGACCGTGTCGATCAGCACCAGCCCGGCATTGAGTTCGACCCACTTGCCCACGTCCTCGGCGCGCCAGCCCGGCTGGTCAAGGGTCATGGTCACGGACGCGCCCACCGGCGGTAGGTCCGTCCCAGCGCCACCGGGATAGGTCGGCGTCAGCACGGTCAGCGGGCTGCCGGTCAGCACCCAGTCGCCTGCAGCGGTCACCAACCCCGGGAACGGGGTGAGCACGTCCACGGTCACGACCGTTGCACTGGTGACGGTGGTGATCACGGCCAGGCCGCCGATGCCTTCGATCTCGCGGCCAAGATCCGAAGCGAGGAACACCGCGCCGGCGGCGGTGATGGTGCGGCCAGGGCCCAGCGCCAGGCTATCCAGCGTGATTGCCTGCGAGGGGCTGGTGCCCACTTCGCCGAACGGCTCGGTCACCCACGGCACGTCTTCCAGCACCCAGGAGGCGTCGCCGAACCGGCGCAGGCGCCGCGGCACGTACTTCTCGTGGAACAGGAACATGGTGTCCCCGCTCTGCACGTAGTCGATCTCCCCCAGATCCACCTCGGCGTAATCGGTCTGCAGCTCGTAGGGGACGAACACACCCGGCGTCGTCTCGGTCAGCACCTGCGCGCCGTTCTCGAGGAATACCCGCAGGTAGGCGTCGCCGAACTCGAGCATGTATGACTGGTCCCGGCTGAACACGTAGGGCACCAGCACCGCGTCTTTATCGTGGTGCTTGGCCTTCGCGCCGAACCGCAGCCCGTAGCGGGACGTGACGCCGCCCTGCACCAGGATGATGACGTTCTCCAACGCCTCTGCGGCATTGCCGTAGCGGTCGATGTCCGACCGGCCGTACAGCTTCGGAGAGATCTCGCCGGCGGTGAAGTTGGTTTGCTGGGGAGTGAATCGCATAGGTCACCGGAACCGGGCAGTCAGCAGGGGGAGATCGCCGAGGGTTTCGGGCGGGTCGTCCTGGCCGTCGACCGCGCGTGCCTCGCGCAGGATGTTGCGCAGCTCGAGGCCCTTGGCCTCTTCCACGCTGGTGCTGGCCGTGATCGGGTACGCCAGGCGGAAGGCCATCGCCTTGGTCATCACGTCGACCAGCAGCGAGTCCCACTCTTCCTCGGGCGCGTTCGCGCCGTAGAGCAGCGGCAGCACGGGTTGATCGGCCAGCAGGTAGCGGCCTTCGCTGCGGTAGTTGACGCGATCGCGGCCGTTGCGGTCGCCGACACCCCAGGTGCGCAGCCAGTCGCCCGGCAGCAGGAAGCGGTAGCCGAACCCGAAGGCCGGCGGCACCGCGTCAGGCGACAGCAGCACGCGGCGCGCGCAGCAGTTCCAGTAGTGGCCGCGCAGCAGCGCTTTGCGCATTTCCGGATACAGGGACTGGCAGAGCTTGGCCCGGTCCAGGTTGGAACCGCCCGTGTCCGCCTCGTTGAAACTGGCGATGGGCTTGGCCCCCAGCATCATCAGGGCGTTGGAACAGATGGTGATGGGATCGCTCATGGCTGGGCCTCAAAAGAAGCCGGGCGCACTGGGCGCCCGGATGGTGAAACGGCTGCGGTCCGGGTGTGGCACCTGGATCAGTTGCCGTCGATGAAGTGACCCTTGAGCGCCACGGTGCCGGCGGAACCCGCGTCGGCGGTGAGGGTCGCCGCCACGTCGTACCAAACGCCCGGGTCCTGGGTCAGGCCCAGCACGCGCCAGATCGGCCATTCCAGCTTGTCGACGGTGATCAGGCCCGACTCGCGCAGGACGTTGACCGCGTCCAGGGCGCTGGCGATGCTCTGCGCCGAAGCGAAGAAGTCGGCATCGACCACCGCACCCGCGTTGCGGATCGGAAGGTCGTACAGGCCGATATCAGCCGCCGACGTGGTGATGGCGGTGCAGGAGACGAGAATCGCCCCCACGCGCCAGCTGGAATGCACCGAGAAGAAGCGCAGGACGCTGCCGGTGCTGTCACCACTGGCCAGGGCGATGACGCCGATCGATTCCTTGACCCGGCCGGTGGCCAGCTTGGTCGGGGCCTGGGTGGAGTTGGTCTGGGAGGGGACGCCGTCGCGCTGGGCGATGGCAGGCGAGTTGCGGTTGACGATTGCCATGCTGGTTACCTCGAATCAAATGGGAAGGGTGGGAGAGCGGCCGTAGCCGCTACCCCAGCTGGATCAGGTTTCCTGGCAGGCGATCTCGACCACCTTGACCTCTTCGGAGCGCACCGCGCCGATGGCCTGCTTGGCGTAGACGCGGACGTTGAAGCCCTTGCCCGGGTCCTTGCCGACTTCGGTGGTGGTGTCCTTGCCGATGCCCAGGGTGACGCCGGTCTTGGCCCACGCCAGGCCGTAGCGGGTGGTGCTCACCTTGTGCAGGCGCTCGGTCGGCACCCAGGTGAAGCCCATCCACTTGCCCTTGAGCGAGCCGTTCTGCAGCATCTGCACGGCCAGGAAGTCGGCCGAGGTCAGCGTGGTATCGGACAGCACGTCGGAGAGCATCTGACCGGTGTAGGCCATGTAGAGGTCTTCACCGTTTTCCTCGTCCGCCTCGTTCTGGCGGAACAGCTTCTTGGCCTGGATGATCTTGGCCTTGGTCAGGCCCGAGGCCGACACCGCGATCTTCTGGCTGGCCGGCAGGATCACGTTGCCGGCGGTCGAACGCGAGTCGCCGCGCATGCTGCTGATGATCACGTCGTCCTTGGCGCGGTTCATCGCCGACACCATGGCCTTGACGTAGTCGCTGGTCGGATCGGCCAGCATGCGGACCTTGTCCAGGTCGTCGACCATGTCGCCGTCTTCCCAGTCGTACAGGTCGACGAAGCGGGTGCCGTGGATCTGATCGTTGATCGGGGTGTCGCCGTGGCGAACCAGACGGCGCTGGGCGGTACGCTGGCCCAGGAAGTTGATGGACTTGGACATGCCGACGATGCCCGGCTCCAAGGACACACAGCCCTCGAGGCGGGACGGCATCTGCTGTGCCACGTGGCGGAAGTTGTCCGCGAACTGCTGGACAAAGGCTTCGGTAATCTGCTGGCTCATAAAAACTCCGAAGGGAGGGGAACGGGTAGGTTTTGTCGTGCCTGCCCGGTTGTCCCTTTCGGGGCCGTGCGGTTCGCGTGGCTACGTGCGCGGGCTCATGCGGTTGTCCGGGTGCCACCCCGGGCCGATGGCGGGAGCATGGCGGCGCGGACTGTTCGGATTCCCGACTTTCGTGCGGCCACAAAAAAGCCCCGCGCTGGGCGGGGCCTTCCTGGTTTACAAACCCACCGACAAATCGGTGATCTGGAACAGCGGATCAGCGAGTCGCGCCGCCGCCGAGCTGGCGCTGCTGGTTGCCATAGCGCCGCTGGTACAGCTTTTCCATCTTCTCGGCCAGCTGCTTGTGCTGCGGGTGGCGCGCGTCGCTGTAGGCCGGGTTGGCGCGGATCTCGTCCACCTGGGCCTGCCAGTCCTGCTCTGCCACCGGGTCGGCACCAATCGGCTTGTCCTCGCCCATTTCTGCACCGATGCGCGCGGCCATGGCCAGGAAGTCGGGGTCGTTGCCGAACTTCTGCATCAGGTTGTCGAAGCTGCCCACCTGCCCTGCCTCAGCGGCGAAGCCCTGCACTGCGCGGGCAGCCTGCTGCAGGCCCTTGGCCATGGCCGGCTCATCCTTCCACACGGTGGCCAGCGCGGCGCGGGCCTCATCGGCACCCAGCTGCACGTTGGAGCGCAGCACGTCCGGCATGAACTGCAGGTACTCGCCCACGAAGAAGTTGAGGGTTTCGTTGCTGATGCCGGCCTTGTGGGCCTTCTCGGCCAGCGACTTGTAGATCGGGTCGCCCGTGAAGTCCTCGAGGTCGACGTTCTCCACCAGCGCTTTGCCTTCGGCGTCGACCGGCACGGTCAGCTTGTACTCGGCCGCGGTGGCCGGCACGGTGCCGGGGGTCGCCCTGGTCTTTTCCAACTCGGAGTAGCTCGAGGCCAGCTTGCGGGCCGACGCGTCGATATCCAGCTGGTCGGTGCCCTCCCGGTTTACGCGGAACTTTTCCGGCAGCCAGGAGTTTTCCGTTCCCGCGCCTTGTTCGAGTAGCGGGGCATAGTTTCCC